AGATGCATATTGTGGATTTGGGTTTCCCACAGCAACAAACTTGCCGTAGGCTTCAACCTTAGATCCATACATTGTTACTGGTCCAACTGTTCCATTCATAAAATTAGTTTGTATTTACCGTCCAACCTTTTGCCAACAAATTGTTCTTGGCTGTAATACCGGTTCCTGTAGGCGCTGCGTTTGTTCCACCAGCCAATGCAACTTGTCCTCCTGTAATTCCATTAGCATCCAATTTAGTCAAAATACTATTGACCTCAGCAACGGTCAATGCACATTCATAACCGTAGACCAATTTCAATTGAGGTACGTTTGCTGGTAAATTAAATGTGGTTATTAACGAACACTTGGTTATCACAATTTCTTTCAACTTAGTACAGGTACTTAAGTTAACTGACGGAACATTAGTATCACTATCACCACATGAGAATGTCTCCAAATCAACAAATGGTGTACAATCAATTGGAACCGTAATTCCACATTGTGCCATTGCCAAGTTTTTCAATTTCGTCAAACCACTAAATCCGGTTGGTATACCAACACTAGTGTTTGCATATATGTACAAGAACGTCAAATTTGTATTATTTGATAAATCCAAAGAAGTCAATGAATTACCATTTATAGCCAAAGTTTGTAAATCCGTGTTGTTACTTAGATCAATCGATGACAATCCGTCGTTTTGACAATACAACTGTCTCAATTTTGTATTGTTAGTAACATCCAATACAGCAAGATTTGCATTTCCACTAGCCTGTAAAATAATCAAATTAGTTAACGTACTAACATCAAATGGAGTTGGTCCCGTTCCACGTAAATCACAGTTCCAAACTTGCAATACATTTAATGCAGTACAACTTGTCAATCCCGTGATTTGTGTCAAGTTAGAACACAAATATGTGTACAACGTTGTCAACGATGTATTTCCTGTAACGTTTAAAGCGGTAATAGCATTATTTGCTACAGATAATAACGTTAATGGAGTTCTGGAGCTTAAATTCAAAGTGCCGGCCAGAGCATTGTTATCCAAATTAATGTATGTTAGATTTGGAAGATCTGTGATTGTGACAGAACTCAATGAAGCATTATTTTTCAACGAAAGAGAAGTTAATCCCGTCACACCAATTCCACTAATTGATGTTAACGCTTGATTTTCTATACCCAAATATTCTAATGATGTATAATAGTTCGTATTTGATATTGTCGTAATTGGATCGACGGTAGAATCTATCTTAATAGCCTTTATGTTTGAAGGATCAATAATAGATTTAAAATTTGCCAACGTGACATTAGAATTAGAAATGACAGTTCCACCACCATCAGTGCTCCAATTCATCAATTGAGTCGATGGACTATAATCTAATCTATCTGCTGGATCATACGCAGTAACCGTTGTTGTAGCAGGAGTCGATGACCCAGCAACGTTTGTGGCGGTCAATGAAACTGTATAGGTTCCTTTAGTTGAATATGTATTTGGTGATGGATTTTTACTGGTGCTTGTGTTTGTATCTCCAAAATTCCATGCCCAACTATATGGGTTGAATACAGCATTCTCTGATGTTGTATTCGTGAATGCAACTGAAAGGGGAATGTCTCCTACGGACGGTGTTAATGTAAACGAAGCAACTGGAACAATAGCGGATGAAACATTAATTATGTTGGTCTTAACCTTTGTACCGCTTCCACCTGCATTTGTTGCAGTAAGTGTTACTGTGTAAGTTCCTGACGTAGAATATACGTGAGTTGGATTTTCTGACGTGCTTGTGGTTGAATCTCCAAAATCCCACAAGTAAGTAATTGGACCAACGCCCGTTGTTAAATTCGTGAAAGTAATTGTAGTAATAGAAGCGTAGATACCCGTAATAGGAGTCTGATCGAAATCGACAGTTGGAGCTGGAACCGTCAATGCAGTAATGTACGAAGGAATTGTTAATGTCGTACTTCCGCCTGCATTAAGTGCAGTTAATGTTACGTCGTAAATACCAGCAGATGTATAAATATGAGTTGGATTTTCAGATACGCTTCCTGACAAATCTCCGAATGTCCACACATAAGATGATGCACCCGTTGTGTTGTTATCGAACGTAACAGAAAGTGGAATATATCCACTTAATGGAGTTCCGGTGAAACTCACGACTGGAACTGGTACTACAGCGTTAGCAGTAATATAGCCTATTCTGGTTTTTTTAGATGTTCCACCAAATCCAGTGGCAGTAAGTGAAATGGTATATGTGCCAGGTTCAACATATACGTGGGTAAATGAGGTTGATGAAGTGGATGTATTACCATCTCCAAGATCCCATAAATATTCGGTGACGTTTCCGGACACAATAGGAGTAAATGTTGTTGAAAACGGTGCAAATCCTGAAAGAGGTGTTGCTGTAAAATTAACAGTTGGAGCTGGATACAAACTAGAGGTAGTATCGGTATAGTCTATAAAATGCGTTCCATCAACATACAAGTTACCGTATGTATCATCATAAATTGTATAGTCTTTATCTTTGGAACGATCAATCAAAAGAACAGAATCACGTAGTATTGATTCGCCAAAATAGATTCGTGGCAAAGTAATTCTTACACAAGTATTTTGTAGTATTTTTACAACTTTATCGGTATCTGTCGTTTCCAATCCAAATGACTGCGCTATGTTTGGATTGTAATACGCATTTTTTACCAATTGATAAACGAGTCGTTTATACGATCCGTTTGTATTTTGTTCATCAACAACGAATCCATACTGAGCAGCTGATGCAGAATCAAAAAAGTTATAACTACTACTGACAAAAAAACCTTCTTCCACCGTTTGGACCGAACTGGAAGCACTTAGTGTCCATGATTTGTTCGAACTAAAAGGTGTATTGAAAATCTCATTAGACTGTATAGACTTTATCATTGAATTAGAAATCCAGGCGTACTTTGATCAAAAGTTCATTAGAGAAGGTCTTTTGTGCTGGTCTACTCAATTTAGCGACGGCAACAAGTTCATTGTTGCTATTATACAATCCAACTGAAGTAGGATACACTTTTGGATCAGTCAAAAAGTCTGATTGTTTAATATCACCACGTTGACGAATTTCACCAGTAACAGCATCAGTTGTAGCTGTAGAATACGTAAACGTAGGATTGTTACTATAGTTAAAATCACGATTCTTTACACGTACAAAATAGTGACGTGAAGGAACGTATTCACTACGTCTTATCCGCATATTATCAGATGATGCACGTATAAGATTATACACCGCTTCTTTATACAATTGGTTGTTCAAATACGTTCCGGCAGCAGGGGCATTTGTACGAGCATTACCGCTTGTTCCGGTACTTGGAATCGTAATTTTTGCAGTGGTTGAAGTTACTGAATTCAAAAATTCAGCATTCAAAATCACAATACCCGCCTTAGGAAATACCAATCCAATACCGGTTGTAGGATGATATTGTGCAACACTCTTATCACCAGTATAATTTGCAGTACCAGCACTACTCAACAATCCAGTTGCTAGTGATGTGTAGTTATTGTATGACGCAGCACCCGTGGTTTCATCGTATTGACCCAAGATCAAATTGTAATATCCAGCAGATCCGCTTTGGGCAGTAATTGAAGAATCATCGATTAAACGAACATATTGAGCACTAGCACTAGCATCATTCTTTAGTGTTAGTTGAAATTGCCCAGCGTCAATACCATCTCGGAGTTTTTGAGAATTGAATGACAACACAACAAAATCCGTTGAAAGAGATACCGATGTCACAGATGATGCTGGCGACGTTTGTGACTTGACAGAAAAGGCTTCACCGTTGTTCAAGATGTTAACATACTGTGACCAAATAGCTTTGGTTGGACTGACCTTGATGTTTGTATACTCATCGTAACTGGTTGCGTAACCATTTGCATTACCATATGCAATACTAAACAATGCATCATTAGAACTTGATGTAGCACCTAAAGTAGGATACACATCCAAGTAATAATATCCATTATATACGTCAAATCTATTGGAGCCAGAAATGGTGGCTTGAAGACTTCCTGTTGCTACACTGCTTTGTATCTGAAACAGTGAACCAGTACTAAACAGACCAGTCGATACCTTGGTAGATCTTCCGGCAACAATATCAGATTGTTCAAATTGTTTATAAATCATATAATTAAGAAATTCTCACTGTTACTGGAATAGTAATAGATCCACCACTTTCGTTTCCTACCACCGTAATTGTAGCAGATGTTGTTACTGTCAATGAGGTGTTTGGAATGAACTTAAATCTATTTCCAACTACAACCTGCGATGTGGTACTGATCAAGTCATTAGCAAATGAAGGCACCGTACTGGTACTGGTATTTGCTGAATTGGTTTGATCTACAACCAAGGTTCCTAACTTCTTGTTTGACAAAATGGCAGTATAACCCAAAGTCAAATTGTATGCTGGATTTGTTGTTGGCGAAATAACGTTGTCAGACTTGTTATCCTTTTGAACGTCAATCGATTGAATGTTCAAACTAATTACAGGTATCGATGTTACACCCTGTGCAAGTGTGACCAACTTGTACTTCATTGTCTGAGTTTCGTCAGACAGTGGTTGAAACACGGGTGTGTTTCTAATGGCGATATCGTAGTATGCACTTCCCTGTGGATGATTTGGATTGTACAAGTTGTAATCAACTTCATCATCGGCAAGAGCAAATGAAGTAATATTCAAATTACCGGTCTGTGCCAACAGTTCTCTTCCTCTTTTTGTTAGAACTGCATCTACAGTTATAGTTTTGTTATCTACGTATGCCATATGTGTTTTTCTTTTCTATAAGTATTGTTTTACCTGTCTTTTTATTTATTATTTTTTACTGAACTGTCAAAACTCCGTTGTTTCCGGTTGATATAGAAGTATTAGTTACAACGGTACTAATTACTGGCAAACTCTTATCTGGGTTGCCACATGAATCCACAGTATAATTAGTAGTCTGTTTTGATTTAACAAAATATCCGTATTTGACGCCATCATCAGATACAGCAATACTCAAATCCCACCGAATAGGATTGTGTCTGGTTCCCAAGAAATTTTGAGTTGATCCTCTAAAAATCGTGGCTGGTTCATACGGATATGCACTGTACGTATCCTTTTTGGCAATTGAAAGTTTGTTCAAAATCTTCGTATATGAGTCGATTGTACCCATAAAGTTGTATTCTTGTACGGAAGCACTATATGGAATCATCCATGTATAATGTGGAACTGACTCTGAAATGTTTTCATAGTTTGATCCAGAACCTAACACATCAACATAGATAATACCAAATCCTGTACCCGAGTCCAATGTACTTTCAACCCACAATTCTTCATATGAAGTTACATCATTAATATAACTGTATGTTCCTTGGAAGTTGTTTTGCAATATCAATGACTGTGATACAGGATATGCTGATATGGATTTCTTATCAACAAACTGACCAAAACTGCTAGAAGTTTGTGTTTGGTATTGATCGTTTCTCCAAACAGTAACGTTATCAGCAGAACTGGATCTTACTAAATTTGTAAATTCTACAGTTTCTTCTACGATTTCACTATCAATTGGCTTAAGAGGAAACTTGATTCTTTCCAAAATTGTTGGTTCAATCAAAATACCGTTTAACAATTGATTACGAGCCGCCACCACATTTCGAATCGATTCAAAAATACTAGAATCAAAGTACAACTTATAAATACTAGTAAACTCTTGATACAAAATTCGTCCACTTGCTTTTGGCGATCCATCAGAATAATATGATGCTCTCATATCTTCCAATACTGAATAACTTGAAGAAAACTCTTGACGTGGATCGCCCAACTCTCCAACAACATCTTTGTTACCAAAGTATCTCAAGATTTCTTCATTCTTACTTGATACCGGTGACATAAAGATGCCTACCAACGGAGAATCGGTATCTGTATTAAATGGAGTATTTTTATCAAACGGTGTTAAAGCAGAAGTGTTATGATGATCCTTCACTGCAATCTTGTTGTTCCACAACAAGTTAGGACCATAGTTTGACATTCTGTAAGACTGATTAACACTGTACTCAATAAAGTTGTATGGAAACGCAGAAGATACTTCGCCAAGACATACATTTGCATATGGATATAACGAACTGGTAGAATAACTACCAGAATACATTGAACGTATGACCAACGTATCATCGTACAAATCTGGATTTTCAGACAACGAGTTGTATGTCGTTTCAGATCCAACAGATACAGTTGGGAGATTGTACAAATAGGCATACAATGCAGTTCCACCAGGCATTGACCCACTCTTCTCGTATGTGTATGTTTCAACCGACGTACTCAATTGACGTGGATAATTATAAGCCAATCTAAAATACAGATTGTCTCTTATGAATGCGTCATTTGTTTCGTAGTACGAATCAAAGTTATTAGCGTGTTCAGTGAGATTGTCAAACGAAATTGGAACTTTCCATAGGTTCAATTTATCAATTGACCCACTAAAATCTGTAGATCCCAACTTCAAAAACTTAGCTGTACCGCTTCTGAACGATACATTTTGTTGATATTCAAACAATTGTGAATTGATCGACTTCAATCTGTTTTCACCCTCATCATTGATCGTCACAACCAAATCATACACAGTTGGCATTTCGTCAATGTTTGCAGATTGTGAATAGTATGATGATGGATGATTTTTACGTATCATCACGCTATATACGTTTCCATCAAAAATTGGTAAAGAATCAGAGTAAATTTCTTCATCCCCGATTTCAAATACAATTTTGCCGTTATCGTTCAACGATTCTTTATATGCATAAACTCTGTAGTCATAACCAGACGAACCATCTGGATACTTTCTAAGCAAATCAATTTTGGTCAATTGACCATACATTTTGCTGTATCTATTGCTAAACGCAAACTTAAACTCTACAGTATCAATATCTTCACTGTAAGGAGTGAGTATATAAGATTGTGGGTTAAGGTTTAACAAATATACATTCTTGTCAAATGTATATCTTGACTGTGATACATCTGAGTATGCTCCAAACTCTCTTACGTTGATGATATTATTGGGAACACCGTAACATGCCAATAACAATTTAACACTTTCAACCGTTCCTTTTGCCTTTAATATAGCAGGAAGACTGTTTAAAATACGATTGTTAATTATGTTGGTTTTATCAGCGATAGACGCATAATTGGTTCCAGCAATGTAATTAGACAACAATGTTGCATCATTGACCGACGATTGCATTTTCCAACCAAATGATGACAATAGACCATCCAACACTTTGTTTGGAATAGTTGTATTTACACCAGAGTTATTGAATGACAACATCGGGAACTTATCAATGTAGATGTAAATGTTATCAAAATGATGACCTATCATGGATAGGAAAATCAAAAAGTCGTCGTTATTTACGTCTGACAAAAGATACGTTGGCAGATTGTTAATCAAACTGTCTCTGTTATTTGCATCATATTCATCAGCTTCATCTTCATATGATTGAGGAAAACGATCCACATTGTTGTACAAATCGTTGGTCCACAAATAGTACTCAAACCCATCAAACGAAAGTTTGATATCATTGATTTCACCCGTCAACTGTTCAATTTTCTGTACAGTATATTGATCAGAGTATGAAGCAGCATTCAATTCATCAATAGATGAATTTTTAGATTTGATCGACATCAACTTATTTTTGTAAATAATGATGCGTGTTTTTGCTGAGGAGTATACAATGAAATTCTCAAAATTAGTATAGTCTACATTGATATTTGAAAACCGTTGTTTCAAAATCAAATCGATATCTTCTACGCTAGTTGAATCAGTTAAAGTATATTCTACTGAAAGAGATGTTTTTTTATCATTAACCTTCAAATTTAAATTTGCAGGTTTGATAGAAAACGTGTTATACTTCGGAGTAGTTACCAATACAATATCCTGTACAACTGGACTCAAAGAAGTATTTACAATCCAAAAAGTGCTGTTAACACCAATTGTATTTGGTAGAGCTTCTTGTAACTTGATTACAAGAGTTCCATCTGAAAATTGTTTTTGTGACAGAATCTTAATCAATTGATTCTGACCAAAGTTGATAGAGTTCTTTAACGGACCCACGTATTTCTTATCGTACTCAAACTTGATATCCGATAGATACTGTTGAATTTGTCCATTGAAAACGCTATACAAATAAGAATAACATACGATTGTATCGTTGTCATCTACGTCATGAATATTCTTTAGACGTATCTTGATAGTCTCTGATACAATGGTGTCTAAAATTTTAACGTATTGATCGTATGAATAACATTCTGCATAGTTTTCATACAAAAATGTAGTGATGTAGCTAGAAATACCAATGAAATTAATATCTTTTGCCAAACCATTAAGTGATGTTGCTGGAATGACAAATCCGTTATAAATCTCATTCATCAACTTATACAGTCCATCGCTTCCGATTACCGAATAAGCTTTATCAAATGAATTCAAAATACTGTCTGATGCAGTATTGACAAAATTCAATAAATACGTTTGTTTTAGATAATATTCGAAGTATGGAATGATATCCCGGCATTCGATTTTACCCGACACAAAACAGTCATACTCACTTTGAAAATCAACTTTGTCTTGTTGGTTAAAATTCTCCTTGTCAAGAATCAATGAAGTTTTGATTTCTTTTCTTGAAGGAGAAACTTGTTTGATGATAAAGCATTGTTTATCAGCACTTCCAACAATGTTCGACAAAAAGTTGTAAACGACCTTATAACTTCCATTTTGAATGCCATATCGTGAAAGATCTACACGTGGATCCAACAAAATCTTGGAGTTGTTATAAAGAGTAAAGGTTGGAATAAACTCCTGATACGTTACAGATATTGTATTATTTTGAGCATCCTGATATTCAACATTACGAGATTGAAAGTTCGAAGGTTGATAAATTGGTTGCCAGGTATTTAAATTATTCTCAACATCAAATACAGAAAACTCAATGTAGTCGTCAATTTGAGATCCATAAAATTTTTCCGATGACGATGGAGCTTTTTTCATCAATGCTGAAATTTCAGCTGGTAAATAAGATGAACTATTTACCTGATCCGTGAACTCCGTTGTAGTGGGAAATGGATATGCCATATCTAATATATATTATCACGACACTGTTTTTTGGATAAGTACTCGTCCACCACTACCATATTCAGTTGGACGAGCTGATCTACCCACACCCGTAGGAATATTAGTAATAACGGCTTCAACCAACTGCTTTGGTCTAAACGGAGGTTTGCTGCATTTCAATTGTAACACCTCAAGGTTATATGTGCCCTCACTACCTCTTCCATCGAAAATGTCTATAATCGCAGTATAATTATTTGAAGAATTTGGTTGTTGTGAAACTTTGACTTCACCACGACCTGTCCACTTTAACACCAAGTTTGTATTGTATGGACCTACGCCATTGTTAGTTACTTCACTTACCACTCTTGGTAAAGTTCCACGATATACCTCATTGGAATATGTAACTTTATTTGATTGTAATGTAATTCTCAATGTGTGATCTACGTTTCCTTGGAATTTGAAAATGCTTATAGGATTAACACAATCTTCAGATGGACCCGTATTCTCAACAGGTCCACGGCAGTTGTTATAGTCTAACTGATTGTATGCATCACGACTTGTCCAAACAATTCGACCATCGTAAATAATAACGGCGGCAACACTATGAGGACCGCCCCAGTTCTTGTAGAACAATTCCACATTCTTCCAACCTTCAGTGAGTTGAACCGTTTTTGGATGGTCTGATTGATATACATCCAACTGTACATTATATGGAGATTGTGCAGTGACATTTGTCAAATCTATCTGACGTACACCATCAATAGCGAAATAACCGCTGTTATCTGCCGCAAATTTCAACGTGTATGTTCCAGTATATGGAAAATAAACTTGATAATTCAATGTGTCCGATGATTCAGTCTGAAATGACTCACCTACTTTTTCACTGTACACACCATATGCATACATTATTGGGCTCTTACCCACACCGTATGTTGGCCATACAGTATCATATTTACCATATAAGTAAAACAACTCTTTACATTCTTTTACAGGTGCAACAACCTTTTGTACTGCAAGTTGATGTACAGGAACAGAAGTTGTTACCACTGTTACTTGAACAGGCATTGACACTGGTGTCACCGGTTTAAGAACAGAAGGCGTTGGTACCGCAAAATCCAAAGGAGGAGACAGCTGAATATCTTGTTGACGTTGACATTGTTCAGACGGTATCAAACCAGATTGTGCACCAGTCAATGTAGTGGATGGTGCCTCTGATTGAACTTCCGTGTTAGTTGTCGTAGTCTCAGCTGTGCCAGATCCCAAACCAGTGGATGACGCATCAGATTGAATTGCATCTTGTGACTTTAACGGTAGATATGGAAACATGGTATTAAAGTCACTGACGGCTTTACCCTCTCCAGCTTTGATACGCAACTGAATGATGGTATCTTTACTTGCTGAAATCAAAGCATCTTTTCCAGACGAATTACTCATTTTTGACAATTCGGTTGTCAATGTTGTAATTTTATCTTGGAGAGTTTTCTTCTCTGATTTAAGAGTTGTAACTTTTGAGTCTTCTTTTGGTTCAATATCCTTAAACTCAGAGACATTGATATCGTAGACGTTTGTTATAGAATTGAGTTCATAAACATCTTGAGTTAACGTAACAGCAAAATATTTCTCTGTCGAATCAACAATAATCAAATTACCAAACTCGTCAAATTGATTATCATATGATCCATCCCTTTTAAATGCGTTTTGAGTTTCAGTGATCATCTTACAACTTTGAAATAAGTATTATTGTCAAACACGTCAACAGCACCATTTAATTCTGTCTTGATCAAAATCTTAAAGTACCGTTCTTGTGGTAATCCCGACATATCCAACATAAAATAATTACCAGAAGAATCACAACTCAACTTTGTACCCTCATCAAAATCAATAATGACTTCTTCAGTCTCAGTATCTTTAATTGAATAGTATGATGTTGTTGGCAAATACTTAGGTGTCAAATGTGCACTTTGTTGTGTAGCTTTAACAAAATTCTTGAGTGGGAACTTTTCTCTTGCAAACACGTTTATTCTCACAACACTGTTGCTCTTGTATTCTTTCTTGACATTCTTTAATATCACAGCAAGTTGCGTATCATCAGTTATTGGACTCAAACTGCCTGTTACGAATAGAGAGTCGTCATAAACTACATCTACATACGGAGTATAAATCGTGTTGGTTTCTTTTCCATAAAATCCAAGATTTCCGTTGCTTACGTTTTGGGTGTTTAACTCTTCGGAAGTTAATAAAATGAATCCTTCGTTTGGAACGCATCCACACATCCATGACTTGACGATAGGAGTAACATCCATTTTGATGTCAGATGATTCGTATCCAAAACTCTGTGACATGATCAACGAACTTCCAGTATAAAGAGTTGAACAAAAACTAGATGTTGGTACTGTCGCTGAATTTGGTACAGAATAATACCAAGTTCCGCCGCCGTTTCCAAATGCAATAGATTTATTCGATTCGTTGGTCAGATAATCATAAAGATCTTTGGTTGGATTTGAAGGATACCACCGTGTTCCTCCAGTAGAACTATAGTCTCTATAGTTCCAACTTGCGCCAGTTGTAGAACCATTGTCAGCAAATCTACCATTTCCCATTTCCCAACTTTGACTTATAGGATATGCGTAAAGTGTGTATGTCAATGGAAGTTCTTTTTGTTGAAGTACTTTCATGTTCAATACAAACTTGGGATCAGAAATATCCGTAAATATCACCTTCCATATTTCCAGAAATACCGTACAGACTTCCCGAAAGATTTGTCACAATACCTGTCAAACTGCCAGAAATATTTCCACTGATAGATGACCCGGATATATCGCCTGAGAAATCAGTTACACTACCACTAGCGAACAAAATAGAAACTGTTTCATCTGTGTACGTATTACCATTCAACAAAGCGCTTGCAACGTGGCCAGAAACGCTTCCAGTTACAGTTCCAGTGAAACGTGTCGTTGTGAAGTTGGCACACGATGCCGTTGGATTTGCGTACGCCACCACAGTACCGTAAACTACGGATATTTCGTTGGGTGTATCCAACGCAATAACGTTGGTGGTACTGCCTGTAAAATATCCTACCAATGATCCACTGAAATTTACAACATTATTGATGATGTAATTGTCTGAATCTAAACTGCCTGATTGATATTTGACAACAGATTTGACGCTTGACGCAACCGAACTGATATTCAACAGTTCATCAATACCAAAATTTTTGTTTTCAAAGTTGGTAAAGTTAGTTACGTATGTGTCTTTAGATGGAAAAATAAAGATATGCATATTATACTGATGTGGCTTTTATGTCTACGTCTGGGTATTTAAGTTCAAACACACACGGATCAAGAGATGGATAAACGATTTTATTTACGGTTGCAGCATCAATGTTATATTCTACATCCGAGTACGTTCCATTTCTTGATGTCAAATTATTGATCTTCAGATACGCAACAGATTGAACTCCTTCCACTTTGGCGATTTCTAATTCCAATTGACTCAAGTTAATTGGTTGATTGAATCCCCACAAATCAATATTAAAGAAATCCTTGATAGTCTGTACACAATTTGCCAACACTTCTTTTTTGTTGAAATTGTTGTAAGTGACAATCTTAAAATCCACACCAATATTGATGATATAACCATCAATCAAATTGATACCGTCAGTCATCATACGATATCTACTCAAATATTGACGAAGATTATGCAACAATGCTTGATTTGGCTTTGTCAAGTTTTTGTTTTCATCATAACTCAACAAATACAAATTAACTGAAAATGGATTCTTCAGATTACCACTAATTTGTCGATTGCTGATCACTTCATTGTTTTGTGTCAACTGTCCCTCGACAATAGAATTAGCGTTCAAGTTGTTGTCGGATATTACCGTTGCTTTAGCTACCGATCCAAACTTGGCGGGCATAGCGTAACTACGAGCAATATAATCATCAGCAGTCACAACACGATTTTGAGCTGCAAAAAACGCAGTGGCGTTTTGTTTAACTTCGTCACTTGATTCGGGTCCGTCACCACCAACAGCAGGAACATTGTTTTCTGCTGCCAATGAATTACGTACTACCTGAAACAAACTTTGTTCTGCATTTGACAATACCGAGATGTCATTTTCGTATTCAACACTGACGATTTTGTTGATATCTCCAGTTTGACTGTTTGATTCAACTCCACCACCAACCAAATATTTGACCGTAAATTGAGTACCTTGTTTAGGATACACACCAAACGAATCAGAATTAACAATGTTTGACGGGTCAATATTGACATTCAAGTTGTTCAAATTTGACAAACTCACACCAAGAATTTCAGCTGATGGAATAACAATTTCATCATTCACACCCTGATTTCCCGGTCCAAATTCTAAATACGTCAAATTGTTTTGGTCAATATTTGTAACAAATTTGCGTTGAGTTCTCAACAACTTAACGATATTTGGAACGGAAGATTGATATTGAATGAATCGATCATCGTTCAAAGATACGTTTTCATATGATGTTAACACAATATCTTGAGCAAGATATTCAACTTCATACCAAGGTACGTTGTCTTGATCACGTACATCCAAAATTTCAAGAACGTTTGGTTCATCCAAATACAATTTGTAGTATGGAGTACTTTCGTTAACAATAAAAGTCTTAGTTACAATTTGTCCAGAAATTCCGTTTGCGGTTTTCTTTATCAAAAAGAACTGTGGAATACCATATTCATCTCTGGAACTTACCGTTATTTCTCTTGGAGAATTAACAGTATCCATAGAAAAATCAATAACATCAGCTGTAACAAATGCTACTCCAGCACTGTTAATTAACTGCATTCCAGATTTGATACGTAGAGTATACTTTTCATCAGGAACATATTCACCCACGTCGTTTTTAATTGATGGCACCAATTGATACACATCAAAGTTGGTTAACGAAGGACGAGATACCTTTGGCTTATATCCCAAGAATTTGGATAATGCTAGTACGTTTTTACGTTCTTCGGTGTATGGAAACAAACTTTCCTTGAACTGTTGATCCAAGTAAAATGAAAGTACATCTCCAACATAGGCAGCCATATCAATGAAGATGGTACCGGGAGAAGAGTCTGAAAAATCCTGATAGTTCTTTGGAAAATACGTCTTGGTATACTCAATCAGGTTCTTCTTAAACTGAGAAAAATCTCTGTTCAAATAAGATATGTCCTTATTTGTTAGAGGTTTAAATGTTTTCTGTGTAGTCGATGCCATAATTAGTTATTTTCCAAAAACATTTCGATTTGAGCCTGATCGTTATTGACAGAAATGGTCAAATTAATGTATAATCTATAAATATCCACGTCTTCTTTTTTTAAAACTTTAATGTCAATATTATCAATAGTTGCAACTGGAATCCAAAAGTTGATGTCAGTTGTCAAAGATTGTTTAACACGTTGTGGTAACGTTGTGTCATTTGGATCAAACACAAAGTTATTCAATGAGTGTCCAAAGGTAGGTTGCATACGACGTTCTCCCTTTCGTGTGTTCAAAAGGTTAATTATGTTCGTTTTTACCTGTTCCAAAGTGTAAATGGTCTGGTTGAAAAATCCTCCAGCACCATTTTGAATAGGTAATGTCAACCCAATTGGATATAATGTTGCCATATTACATCATTGATACAGACCCAGATGAAAGTCCACCAGACTTCTTTTTATCAATTGCCTTCATCAATGCTGAATAATTCTTTGTTAATGCTTGTGCTACAACGGGTGGTGCTTGTTCAACATTATCCATTACAGATGGTGCAGCCAGTTCCGATGTTACCATACCACCTTCTTTTGGAAGTCCACCAACAGTCTCATTCAACGCCTTATTTAGAAGTTCGTTACTTGTATACTTCTTATACTCTTTCTTTGGTTGAACAACAGGTTGTACTGGAGTAGATGTGGTCTTTATCTTTGGAGCAGTATTGATCACCTGTTGTTCAGGTTTAGCAAAAATCTCTGAAAGAACTTCAGGAATTGCTGCACGTACTTCTTCCTTAACCATCTCTCTAATCATTTGTCTTAGTAGGTCTTTTGTCATATTATTATTAAATATCAAGATTTATAGTTCAAAATGTACTTATGTTTCAGTTTCCAAAACATCTACAACTTGTCTATTACGACGATCTATACCGAAAAATCCACCCGGAACACCATCACCCGTCTCAACGTTAACACTAACGGGTTGTGATCCATCCTGTATTGTTGCACCATCTTGACCCGGAGCATATCCACCACCGGTCAAAAATACACGTCTGCTCATCAATGTTGACAATCGGTTTTGCAATTCCTGTAAATCAAATAACTGAACTGGAATTTGGGTAAATGGAAGTGAAGCACCTCCAGCGTCAGGATGTGAATGAAAATACCAATGTACGTGAGTTTTTAACCATTCACACAAATCAAACAACCAATCAACCGTAGTTTGTCCTAACAGTGCAGGTTCGTTGGTTTCATTGTATTGTCCCAAATAAATCACAGGACTGTTAAATACTGTTTTAGTATTGGTAGTCATTACAATCTGTTCGTGAGCATCAACTGTATATTCACTGTCTGTAACAATAGCATATCGTTTCTTAGAAAAATGTATGGTCTCAGAGAATCTGCTACTTAAAATCAACCGATCCGTGTTTACTATCAATTGGTCTTTATTTAGTATCGGATAGTTAAACGTTGTAGCACCATCAGGACAAAATGCGGCAACCTCTTCACGTACATCATTACCAAATAGCTTTTTGTAACACGTTGTAACGTATTTAGAAATAGTACAACCAGAAGTGATGTGAATTGAAGTACCGTCATTGTTAATATCTTCCAGCAAAAATCCACCAGTATTTCTTTCTGGATGTGTCAGATCAGATGGATCAATTGGTGGAATGGGTGGCAACCTATCATGAAGTTTGATTTCTTTGTCTTTTCTCAAAGGACGTTGACGGTTTCTAAATAAAATCATTGGATTTCCACCACCAACTTCATATACATTATTGTAGAAGTTATTGGTTTTCTTTTGTCCAATGTTATAATCAGCATATCCCTTTTCAAAATCGTGTGCGGGATTTGTGCTATATGCTTTATCGTTTTCACGATTATCGTCATATCCACCAAATCGAATTGATTGACCGAATCTACTTTCAATCAACGTATCACCTTCAAAACGTTTCAATGAACGAATGTAAGGATTGTGCAAAAAATATCTACCTAGAGATCCTTCAAACCCATAACCACCTTCAGCCCTTAGTTTGCTTACTGGTCCTTTGTAATCAATAAATGGATCATCTGGTGACTTATACTCTTCACGGTTGCCCATGTTAGCACCATACGTTTGTTCAAAACCAATATCAGCATTATTGTTTATGAAATTTTTGTAGTTGATTTTACGAGTATAATACAAGTTTTCGTTATATTTTACTACACCGACAATTTCGTTTACAAGAGGATATTCTGATATATTGTTTTCTAAAGGAAGTGCCCATGGAAGTCCTTCTTTAGGTAAAGTTGTTTGTGTATTTAACAATCGCAACTTAACACGTCCAACCCACGTATAATCAAAGTCATCTATGGATGGTTTTTTTCCAATGTAATTTTCTGGCCATTGATCTGGATCCAAATAATGTCCGTTTTCACTAATTTCAGGATGCGTTTCATCCAGAATGATATCAAGAACTACAGCTGGTTCAAACTGCGGTGTCTGTGAAACATCTGTAAGTAAAAACTTCAGGTCTCTTTTTGTTGCCAAAAGATTTACATCTTTTGACTGATCCATTGCGATAGGAGCATTCATATTACGACTTATTAATCTTTATTTCGGAAGATGTGTTAATAACTTCAATTTCTTTCATGAGTTGACGTTTTTCATCTTCTGTCAAAAACCCAGTCATTTCTCCGTCAGCACCAACTGTCTGTTTGGACAAAATACGTTGAATTACTGCTGCCAATTTAACCAACTGTTCATCGTTCTTTACTTGCACATCCAAGTATTCTTTTATCAATGGAACAATCATTAATGCGTCATTTGCTGTCTTAATCAATGATCTAAGATCACTAATAAGAATATCAAGTTGATCCCGATTATTTTCGGAATTTTTTACAATATCCTTGCAAAGATCCGAAAACTTCTTGTTTTTGTATATTTCAATATCGTTATCCATGCTAAGTATCTATTGTTATAAATAGAAAAACCACTCTTTTTGGAGTGGTTTTCCTTATTTTATTTTAAAACACTATTACAACTTACCAGTATCAACGTAAGCTCTAGTGATGTTATTCTGATAATTCTTCATACGATTGATCACCTTTGTGATTTGTTGCGTCTTACAAGATGAAATCTCTCGGATGTAAAGATACAGTGCTTTTTTGTTGAAAGCATCAATTCTATCACTGTTACGAAACAGTTCAATAACTGCATTAGCAATATTGATGTCACGTTGTTTGGTGAAGATCTTGTTCACATTCTTTTCCCAGTAACTCACCATAAGGTCAAGAAACTCACGGTTTTCTTCATCCTTGTAATAACCATCTTCCTGTTGCAACTTGTAAGTGTTTTCACCAGAATCATCACCGATTTCAACATGTTGATTGAAACGTTTGTAGTTGGTGTTGTTCTGGAAAATCAGATAATTCTTGGCAATAATACTAAAATAACTAAATGCCTTACCCTTTCCACTTTCAAACTTATGAATGTTTGCAACCAAATGTGCGACAGTTTCCTTTTGTACCTCAATAGGACTTGTTTCAAAGTAGCAGAACTTAAACGTATTAAACACGTTTTCTACCAACTTTTCAAACGCATACTTGATCTTGATGTTATAAATTTCATCTCTGATCGATTGATCCTCAGTCGAGTTGTATTCATTAATAGCGTCTTCGGTATCAGATGTAAAATACATCTTTTCCTTAGGCTTACGAGCCTTTCTCTTCTTAACGTTTGAAGAAATGACAGGTTCATCAGAAATAGTCACAATAGCAACCGGATTTTCGGTTACAGTCTTTGTCACGGATTTCTTTTTGGATGTAGTGACTGGCTTCTTTTTTGTCAAACGAGTTACCAGTCTGGGCGCTGGCTTCTTGCCCTTTTTAGTCGGTTTAGTCTTAGGTGATGTCTTCTTTGTCTTCTTGGTTTTGATTTTGGTTTTGGTTTTTGACATTTTCTTCTATCCTTTGATTGAGTTTTTGGATTATTAAATATAAATCTGAAAAGATCGATCCCACTTCATCGTCTTTTTCAAATAACTGTTTATCATCGATTAATTTAATCTGTTGATAAACTTCACTAACATCATTCTTGAATTCTACTATCCAACCCTCATAAATGTCAATTTTATTTTGACAAATATAAACGATATAACCTAATATAACTGTTGTGGCAAAAAACAGTCCCAACAATAGACTTAATATAATCATAACTTATTCTTCTTCATCTTCTTCACATTCATCACAATAGTTTGTTAGATATATGAGAGCTTCATCAACCATATCCCAATCTTTGGTTGTTTTGGCTTCTCGTAACATTTGTACAATTTCACAGATTTCTTCTTGACTCATAGAAAGTTAACTTAAACAACCTGCTATTGGTTGTTAGTTAAAATTAAATAGTGTCAATGATTGTAAACGACAAAAAATTTTGATTTATCTGTGAGTGAAGTATCGTTTAAAAAATTCATCGCCGTGATTTTCCATTTTCTTAAACTCTTCAGCAGACATTGTTTTGGCTTCATCCGTATCAATTTTACCATCATTGTTTGTATCATATTTTTCAACAATATCAACAACTTCGGTGTTTACGGTTTCAGTTGGTTGTGGAATAGACTGTTGTGGAGCTGGTTCGGTTACAAACTTTTCTTCTTTTTTAACAACTGGCTCTGGTTCCTTTTTTGGTTCAGGAGCTTCCACTTTTGTATATATAGCATATTCTTTACTGATAGCCATGTTGTACGCCAATATCAAAGCAACTGCAAGAGGATCAAATACAAAGATCAATACTAGAATAAACCATTTGACGACAGTATTAAGACTTACATTCAATTCATCAGCAACAAACTTAAACGTTTGAATATCTTTATTAGACGCAGTGTTTAGTTTCAAATCAACTATCTTTTTATCAATAGTGTCAATTGTTGTTGAATAACCAGACGATTTGGTATTTTCAGCTTGAATGTTTTTGTCAGTTTGATCAATCAATTCCATTGTTTGATCTTGTACTTGTCTAAACTGAATAGGATTTCTAGCAAGCAACGCATTGGTATTGATTTCGCTAAGTCTTGCTTCTTGTGTTTTACGTAGTGCTGATAAAGATTCAATACGAACTTTGACATCTTGTATTTTAACAAGTTCCTGTTTCTTTTGATCTTCCAACGTCTTAATTGTATCCATCATCATTCCGTATTTCACAGACGATTGTTGATATGCACTGGTAAGATATCCGAAAATACCCAAAGATGTAATCAACATCAATACAAATACAGCACCGCACAAATAAGACTTCAACATCCACTGAGACCGTTTCCAAAACCTATACAAAAACGATGTAGCAACAAGTTTACCCAATTCCAATGATGATGCCATTACCATAGCAGCAATAGACGCCCCAGAAAATAACAATCCGATACCCCAAATGGAAAAGAATGCAGCACATCCTGCAATGAATAGTGCTGAAAATCCAAGTAACAGATTAAAATTTAGTATGTTTCTGTTCATAGTATATAAATATCTAAAAAAGTAAAAAACCCCACCTTTAACAGGTGGGGTGACATAACTTATTATATTTGGGTTACTTTACAGTAATCTTTTTAACTTCAGGTTTGTTTGGCTTGATTTTATGTAAAGTAACTAACAAAATTCCATTTTCAAACTTGGCATCAATAGTATCTTTAGAGATATTATCACCCAATGTAAAACTTCTACGGAAACTAGAACGTTTCAATTCACGACGTAGATATGTGCCAGTCTGATTCGAATCACGTTCCACGTTAACCGCTTTGTTTCCTAGAATGGTCAATACGTTTGATTCTACCTCAACATTAACGTCTGACTTGTCAAGACCAGGCACTTCTGCCTCAATCACAATCTTTTCAGAAAAATCAATAATGTTAACCTTTGGATATGATCCCTTTTCAAAAAAGTCTACCCCGAAATCTTGGGAAAAACTGGGAACATTTGCTGCGAAGAATTCATCGAAAATTCTATCAAACGGTGTCAAGAATTCATCACGATGAAGTGCATGAAGTGTATTTTTATCGAACTTACGAACGTTACTCATATTATATTTCCTTTCATTAATAGTCCATTTGGACCTATTATCTCTTACTCTATTATAGACCTAAGAGGATGAAACACTTTGTTTCATCAATCAATATATAGTTGAAATTAACGAAAAAATCAATACAAATAATCAAGGAGCATATTCTGGAATCCATACTCCCATAGGACCATGAACTCCAAATGTTTTTCTTTGTAGATTAGCATCCACTGTACATTCTCTCGAAAATTTACATGCAATTTCATATGGCGCAAACACACAGCCATATTGTTCATATATGTGAGCGTTGTGTACACAAATGTTAAGATCCTCCGCAAAATACCCATTTCCATGGTGTTTGTAGAAGTCACCATGAGTTGTTGCAACGCAGGGAATATGTTCATGTGTAGACACTTCCAATAACTTTTTTGATCTAAAGCTAAATCCACCATTACCAACACGACGTACTTTACCAAATGGATCCACAAAATGATTATCTATAGACGGCCAAGGAGCGCCAATATAATCATAATTGTAAAAGTTATCATCCCACATTTCAGGATCTACAATGAATCCGTCATGTTGAATTAACAAACAGTATTTAGTGTCAATGTGTTTGTGTAAATCAAACATTAAAAAATAACTATAGGCTTCGCTTGATGTTAAATTACGACACCGTTCAACCAATACACCGTCTTTGTTTGCTACTGTATTATCATGAGTAATAAACTTTACAGCATCAAACTCCATTTGATTCATGCAATATCTCAAAGTCATCCAAGATTCTTTGATCTTGATTGATGAAACACAAACCAACGTTACATCAGTTAATTTTCTCATACGTCTACTCTGTTCGAATATATTACTCTATCAAACTTATCAGATGTATAAAACTTACAATAGTAAGATGTCTCATTCAAGGTGTCAAAGTTTAGTGTGAGTGTTAATACATCCAATGATTGACACATAGCAGTAATAATTTTCTTTTCAAATGATTGAACCACTATCAACTTATTAGTAGAATCATACAACTCTATCTTTACGTTATCAACATCATCTGAAAGAAAATGATAAGATGGAATTGATACATTCTTACTAATCGTTTTTATCTCAGATACATCAATATGTTTTCCCGATACGTAGTTTTGGTTGTATGGTGTAGGTGCAAACTTTCCACTCAACGCATACAACGCAACTTCTTGTGATTTAAACTTGATTCCTGCATATCGTTCATATTCGTCTAATGTACGAATTTTTCCAAAACCATATTTCTTTGGAATCACCACAGAATCATCGGTTTCTATACCAAACAATATGCGATTTCGTTTCTGAGATTGTGAGTCTCTTTGCCACCAAGATTTTTCATATCCACGATAAATATCTTTTGTAGAATCATGGTCATCCCAATGTTTCATACGATTATTTCGTGTGTATTCGTGCCATGCAATCACCTTGTGTGGATGGTACAAATCGTATCCGTGAGTAAAAGCTCTGACAGAGATGCTGATTTCCTCTCCATAAAAGTAGTATTCAGGATCATGAGGTACTTCTTCACAAAACTGACCATCAGTAAATGCAAAATGGGCAGAATAAAATCTGGCTGGTATTGGCTTTGTGTATGACTGATGTTTGACAATTAAATTTGGAATAAATATAACTGTGCCTTCATCCGTGAATGTATGAAAATCCATTCTCCACGGTACCATTTCATAAGTCTCTTTTGAACGTAGAGGATCAAATGCTGGTATATATGATGTAATTAGAGGTTTACTACTGCCCATCGATACACATTGCTGGTACATGTTTTTCAACTCTGTATCCCACCCCTGAACAAATCGGTGGTGAGAATCCAACTGCAATGTGTATCTTTCGCCGTTGTATTGTCGTTGAATCAAATTTCTTGCCCAACAAGCTCCACGACTTTCCTTATACGGAACGTCAATGATTTGAATGTTTGGATACGTTTTAAAAATATCCAAGTTTTCAATATCATCATGTTGCCAACAGATACAAACCTTTAAATTTTCAGGTTTTTCTGCCGTCTCAAACATGTCCAGAATAGTTGGAACCAACTCTGGATCTCTATACGAAGCTATTTGTACAAAAATTGATTCATCGTTCATAACTTAATTTTCTAACTTCCACATGTCATACTCACATCTACATGATATATAGTCAGCAACGTGAACAATACGGGGCAAATTTGTTTTCAATTCGTGGTCCGGATTATATGACATCAAGTAGGAAGAATTGGCCTCATGATATAGACCATCCGACAACTTGATAGCCAACGTCTCCTTCCAAGTACAAGTGATCTGGTACTGTTGAAGAATAAACAACGCCCTATCAGTAACATCCATGTACTGTAGATTTGAGTTGAACTTGTACACTTCACCCTTGTTCTTCTTATGCCATTCACTCTCTTGAATCAGGTAATACTCTCCCTGTTCCTTGTCACCCAACTTTCCAAGATCGTGGTGAATAGTAGCGAACGCCAACTCTTCATCGGTGAAGTCAATTGTTCCCCCACGGGCTTCATACAACTTCTTGACACCAAATGAAGTGGTCAACACATTCATGATGTGGTCAAGATAACCACCAGCGTAAGCATTGTGATAGTGTTCCTTAGCACTGGCTGGTGCCATAATAGCACGGTAACCATATTCATTTTCACTATAAAGGTGCTTCAACTTTTCAAGTCGGTCACCGGAAAAGAATTTCTCAAGGTGTTTTAGGAATTTTTCGTAATTAGCAAAAAGCTCTTTTTCGTTATAAGATTTAGTCATGAACCAAATCCTACATCGAAAAAGAGCTTACGTCAATTTTTTAATTTAGTTATACAACTGGTTCAGCAGGTGTAAACGAAACAGATCCATTTGGAGTCGTCAATACAATTGATGCAACTTGATCGGCTATATCAACCTTGGCAAATCCACCGTGGTCAACCGTATAAACAAATACCTCTACAGTTTTACCATCATACTCAATTGTGGTTTGACCCGAAACAAATTCGGTACCATCAACATATACCCAATTGACATCGGGATTTGGATGATCTCTCAAATCAGTTACAGTTGGAGGCAATGATGGTGAACCAACAGTGTATTCAATATCACTGGTGAATTCACCTTCTGGAGTTACCACTTTAAAGAAACCAGAACCCGTAGCTTCTGAATTCAAATAAAATCCAATCTGCGTTGTGTTAAAAACGGCAACTGGATCACAGACCAATTCGTTAAAATAGATCTGGGTCTGACCATCAACGAAGTCGGTGCCAAATATATAAATCCATTGATTAGCAGGTCCAATTGTAGTAGACAATGATGTAATTGTTGGTGCAGCCATAATTTATGTATGTTTGGTTATAAATATAATCAGACATTTGTTTGTTTCAGTTTTTTTATTATAAACCGAACCAATGCACTTCTAACAATATCGTCTTCATCAAACTTAAACGTGTGAATACCATTTTCACGACTTTCAGTGTCTTCAAAGTGATTCATCATTTTAATGAACCCGCTCTTTCCATTGATATCACTTTGATCTGGATCACCCAAAATAAATACTTTACTGAACTCACCAACACGGGTGACTAAAGTTACCAACTCTTTGTAAGTCATGTTCTGCGATTCATCAGCAACAATACATCTAGCGTTCCAGTTCAATCCTCTCAAGAAGCCGATTGGTATGCTATCAATTCGTTGTTCTTTCTGAAGAGTATCTATGCTTGCCTTGGTAGTAAGTTCTGACAATTTTTCCAACAACGGCTGTATATATGGTGCCATTTTTTCATCAGCTTCACCTGGCAAAAATCCAAGTTTACTATCAGAACTTTCAACTGCACTTCTCAAATACAACAAATCGCTTACCCTTTTTTGATTCAAAAGAATAAGCGATGCTAAAATTGCCATGTATGTTTTTGAGGTTCCAGCAGGACCACTAACAAACATTACCTTTGTATTTTTGTCTAATGCAACATCCAAAAACTGTTTTTGTTTACTTGTCAATTCCCGTTGATGTATTTCAATCTCATTTTTGATTTTGTGTTTTTGTGGCACAATAGGACTCTTGTCTTCAAGGTGTTTTTTCTTTTTCATTCAGTGTTTTGGTTTTACTGTATTATCTAATAACGATTCGATTCGTTTAACCCTACTACACAGTTCGTACTTTTCCTCTTTAAGATAAAAGTCATACACATTTTGAATATTGTCACGAAATGCTTCTCTGGCAATAGTAATAACGAAGTCAGAATTTTTGAAATTAAATACTTCAGCCATTGGTAAGTTTTTTTCAATAGCGAATTCGATTGAGGATATAACACATTCTGTCAAATCGGTTTTATGCGATTTGACATACGATTCCAACTCTTTAAAATCAGAGGGCAACACAAAAGGTTTATATTTTTGCTTCTTTGCCATATAACATTAATAAATATTTCCACGACTGATGTTAAACCAATAAAAAACGCCATCGAAAGATGGCGTTTGTAAATTGCAGTTATTTGTTTATGTTCTGTTACTTATTCTTAACAGTCTTCTTTGTAACCTTCTTAGGGGTATCCGAAGGAGCAGGTTGTGACGGAATCGTGGTGCTCAATTCAGCGATTCGGAACTTGGCGGTAGACTTCCAAGAATTCTTGGTTCGATCAGATGCCCATTCATATGTCTTACCCTTTGAGACCAATTCTGCGATCTCGGCTTCTGACTTAGCATTTTTGATTTGTTCTCGTAGACCCATAACAATTTACCAGATACGATGTTTCTTTTCGTCCTTTTCAACGACAGCAACAACTGACCCATCAGGCCAACGTTTGATGACAGACTTCCAATGTTCCAACTCTTGCGTGGCCTCGGCTGGAGAGTCGTACTCCAGATCTGACACACGTAGACCACTACGAACAACTACATACTTCTTCTTTTCCATAAGTATAACTTAGTTTATTTGTTAATGTTTAGACTGCAACTTACACGATCAGAATACCACACAACTTACAAATGTCAACTACTTTTTACCAGTATCTATGATTTTCACGCACCACTTCGTAACCATCTCGTTCTGACAAGTGCCAATTACGAACGGTTCTACCCAACTCGTCTTTGGTTTCCAACTCATCTGGCACAGAAAGAACACGAAGATCAGCACCCTCACCATTCACACGTTCTTGAAGAAACTCAACGACATCAATGAGTTTCTGGAGAGTTCGATCTTCATACGCATAAAATGAATACGGCTCCGTCACTCCAAGCATATCACATGCTTCAGGTGACAATTTATACCCACAGTCTGGTCCTTTAGATCTATTTACGACGATTTTCATGACAATAAATATTGTATAAAAACACTTTATGTCTGGAATTTATACATTCCTCCTTCTGGGTGTATCGCAACACTATCATAGTAAAAATACTGCATAGTCTCGTAATTGGCATTATATACCATGACTCCTCCATTTGGCCAACTTGGTTCTCCTGCTCTATGCGTCTTATACAAATAAATTTTGTAAAAATCAGGATATCTGGCAACTAAAAGTCTAGTTCCCTTGGCAGTAAAATTATCTACCTTGTGCGTGGCATCAACATCATTAAACACCCAGTGAGTTACATTTGATGTGGGTGAAACAACTCGTTGAGTACATTTAAAGTATTTACTGCCACCGCCGTCTTCAACATCTTGAACCACTTTCTTTGTAGCCTTTGATTGCTTTTTGGCTACAACCTTTTTTGGATTCTTTTCCTCTTTATTTTTCGATTTGGTTTTCATTAAGATGTCAGTTTAGAAAAAACTTCATAGTTAATCTTTATACGTTCATGTTCATATTCTGGTGCTAAGTGTAAATTATCAATCATCTGTTTACAAGTTATTTTAGCTTCTTCATAGTATCCTAACTTATATGCAGCAAACGAATGTAAATCTAACAGTGAATATCCAGTATCAGGATAACAAGCACTCTCAACCAAAAAATTACGATGTTGGGTTACATTTACATTTCGGTTTTTCATAGCAAGACTAGTATACAAATACACCATCTTCTCATTTTCAGTGACATGAAAGTGATTTGCCAAATGATATAATCCTTCATTTCTAAGAGGATCAAACTCGTAACTTTTTACCAAATATTTTATACCCTCGGATACATCAATATATCGTAAATGCATAAGACCAATGTAAACAATAGCAACGTAAGCCATTTGATTGACGTAATTAAACGCCCTCAAATTATCATGATCATAACATTTAGCAAAATTAGTGTCGTCATCAATGTTCATCGCTAATTTCAAATACTTCTTATAGTAGAATATTCCACGTCTGGCCATTTCTGCTTCGTGATCTTTTCCAAAAAATAGTTTGGTTTTTCCATTACGACAATCCTCCAAAAAATCAATATATGATTTTGCTAAATACCAAACATAATATGCATCCAAATTATAATCCAAATGTGATCTATCTTTTGGTTCATATTTCATAACCTGTTGTTCCAACTCAATAGAATCTACATAGTACTTATGTGGATTTTGCCATGTCGCTCCACCCGGCAACATTATCTGTCTGAATGACTTAGACAACTCATATCTACGCCAATCTTGACGTGATTTACGAAGCAAAACCTCATGACGTTTACTAAGAGAATATTCCCAATCGATGTCAGCTTTCCACATCCACGGTCTAGTCAAAACCACATCTCTGTTAGCAGATTCAGCGTGAACATAAATTTCATCGCCACGTCGTAGTTCTTCCCAATCAAAATCTTCATCAACTTCTAAGATTTCATCCGCATCTAATCTCAAAACATATTCACATCCATGATTGGATTCTGCACACTTTTGTAATGCGTGATTTCGATTGTAGCCAGGATATTGCCATGGTTCAAAATATAAAACGCCGGGAATGTTCTTTTCTTTGAAAAAATTCTCAATGATTGATTGAGTACCATCTGTAGACCCGTTATCTTGAATTACCCAATAATCGATATATTTGTATGCAGATTCTAACATTCTAAGAATGATTTTTGACTCATTCTTTACCATTGCGTTTAATACAATTTTAACAGTACGTTGCTTCATAACAATTCCAACATAACTACATTTCAAAAACAAAAAACCACAAACTTTCGTTTGTGGCTTCATGTATTATGAACTATAAATTATCCATCCATTTCAATTGTATCAGATTGAGGCAACACTCCGATATCCGACAAAGGCAACCCTCCAGCATCCTCTACAACCGCTTTGATTTCACTTTCCAACTCTTTGATACGTTCCTTATATCCAGCTGCTACGTCCTTGAAATCCTTCTTAGTATGCAACAACTTTTCTGTAAGTTCGTAAACTTTCTTTTGTGCTTCTAGCTTTGACAATTTAATGTTACTCATAGTTCGTATACATATTTATTGTTGCATGAAAGAAGTAACTTTTCACGATATAAATATTAAGGATCACCATATCACAATTTGGGCAAACCAATTTATCATATTGAGACATCCTGAAAAGTGTGACCTTTACGAAGACGATCATTGCCGTGAATCTATGTTAAACTATTTGGAGAAAGAAGGTTACATAGATCCAAATAAATGCAACTGTTTGGTCGTGGACAGTTACATTGACTTCGAACCATAACAAAAACCCCGAGCATAGCCCGGGGTTATAATGTAAAATGGTGGACGTGGCGCGAGTCGAACGCGCGTCTTCAAACATCGTTATACATCAGACTACACGCTTATCTGTTTTTCAATACAATGGTTGTAAATCTAAAACATCAAACTTTACATCAAGGTTGTTCAGTAAGATTTAAACAATAAACCCGAACATTTTATTGTCTAGCCTGATAGTTTACACCTTCCACAATTATCAGACATCATTGTGAAAGATGTGCAGCACTTAGGCTGCGAGTGCGACTTCCTTACGTGAAGTAAAGTTGTAGCTGATTACCTTGCTCTTCTTAGTAGCAGTTAATTTTTTGATAGATGATTAAAGAGGCCAACTATCGTCCTCTACGTGCCTAACATACACTAATCTTTGAATCGAGACCAGTACACGCCCATGAAAAAGAACTAATTATAAATATCAGATAAACTCTCTTGAGTATCCAAATTCATTGAACACATCTTCGTATATTTCCCACACAAAGTCAAGTTGTTTCTGTGTGTAGTAGCTTTTATAATCCGTCATAGAAATATTGTTTGCATCTCTACGCAAGTCAAACTTCAAATTTCTATTTTCTACACAACCTTCGGAGGTATAATTATTGACTTTAATCCAAGATTCTACAATGGAATTTGTGACGGGATCGTCAAAATTAATAAACTTAACCTTACGTAAGTCTTCAACTAAATGTTCTACACGTACATACAAATCGGGTTTACGTGGATATCTTAGAATATCATGCTCTTCTGTATTTTTAGTTAATGCCCTCAAATAGTCGTCGAATGGCAATTCGATAATGAGATCGCCCGTTTTTGGGTCTTGTTTAAAATGACGTAAATGCCATGTAGATAAAACTTTGGCATAAGGGTTACGGATATTACATATTACAGTGTAATCACTTGCGTTTGGAGGTACACCAATGTGTATGTTCTTGAGTCAATGGAACGTTTAACATCGCATTGTAAAACTTGTAGTAAGCGAGAATTTCGGCTACTGATCTACTAGCGGTTCGTGTAGGTAACCACCATATAACCTTTAATGCGTCGTTAACATTCATATTATTTGTAAAACTTTTTGTAAGGGTGAACTATTTTTGATCTAATGTTTGTTTTACCAAGAATATACAAATCATTTTGATATTCGTAGGTGTTATCCAAATAAAATGGTAGATTCAACGATAAAATATAATCCTGATACCATGTCATTTTATATGTCCAAAGCCCAACAGGCTCGTCGTAGATTTTTTTGATTTGATATATCGTGGAGATGAACTTATCCCAATTATTAAATATGCGGGTAAAGAAATTTTTATTGTATATAAATCCCCCACCACCAACCAATATATCCAAAAATTGACGCTTTGTACATACGTTATATTGATTATACAACCTAATCATTCTTGGAAGAATAAAGTCTCTCAGAGGTTCATTTCCATAAAAATAGAATGACCACATGGGAACTATATTAGAAATCAAAATTGCATTATCAGTATCAATCATTAATTGATCTGTAACCAAACAATCAGATTCTAAATTTATGTAGTAATTTTCTTTTATAAGTTGCGCACAATTGAAAAATCGATGCAAATATTTTAAAGGAATATCAATATTTTCAGAAGCAGGATATCCAATTTTTTCGTGATAAATTACCGATGTACAATTATAGTCTTTGCAGATTTGATTTATATTATGTACAATACCATCTGTATATATTACGATGCTTGATTGTGGATTGTTTTTTCGAAACGATTTAATCATTTCGATTCCAGATTCTAACTGTTCTTCGTACAGTACTGTTAATGCCCCCACTGGTTGTAACATATTTTGGAGCGGGTAGCCGGAATCGAACCGGCACATCGACCTTGGCAAGGTTGCAGGCTACCACTACATCATACCCGCGCTCTCTGATTGAAAATATATAGTATTTGATTTACTAT